ACAAAGGATGTCCAAAGGCGAACCGCTGGCCCAAATCTGTCGCGACGCGCATTTGCCAGACATGAGCACCTGGCGCGAGTGGTGCCGCGCTGACGAAAGCCTAGACATCGCGCACGCGCAGGCGCGCGACAATGGCTTTGACGCCATCGCTGCCGACACGCTGGAGATTGCCGACGACGACCGCCGCGACTGGGAGCCGATCAAGGACGCCGATGGCGTTGTGGTCGGCGTGAAGGTGGACGGCGAGCATGTCACTCGGTCGAAGCTGCGGATTGAGACGCGGCTGAAGCTACTGGCGAAGTGGGACCCGAAGCGCTACGGCGACAAGCTAGCGGTCGGTGGCGCCGAAGACTTGCCGCCGATTGGACACGCGCACAGCTTGAGCGATGAAGCCTTGATGGCGATTGCAGCCGGCAAGAAGCCGTGACCCCGCAGCAAGCGGCATCGGTGCTGCTAGAGCGCAGGGCTTGCCGGCAGTCGCTGGTGTCGTTTGCTTCGCGCGTGCCTGTCCCTGGCTCGCCGTATGAGGACGCAGACGAGACGGCCAGAATCCCGCTGATCGAGACGCAGCAGGCCGAGCATCACAAGCTGATCTTGGCGGCGATGCAGCGGTGCATGTCCGAGCGACACGGCCGTTTGATGGTGATGGCCCCGCCTGGCTCCGCGAAGTCCACCTATGCAAGCGTGGTCGCGCCGGCTTGGTATCTCGGCACTGGGCAAGGGCGACGGGTCATTTTGGCGAGCTACGGCGACGACCTCGCAAAGCGGCACGGACGACGGACGCGCCAGCTACTGCGGTCGGCAGAGACAATCGGCGTGCTTCAGACCGAGATCCTGCCGGAGTCACGCGCGGCTGATGACTTCAGGCTTGCGAACGGGTCCGAGTACCTAGCCTGTGGAGTGCTTGGCGCTGTCACTGGCAACCGGGCGCACGGGCTCATCATCGACGACCCGATCCGTGGCCGCGAGGACGCCGACTCGCAGACGATCCGGTCGAAGACGTTCGCAGCGTATGAGGATGACCTCAAGACTCGCTTGATCCCTGGCGGCTGGATCGTCATCATCAGCACGCGCTGGCACGAGGACGACCTCTGCGGGCGCATCCTGCCGAGCGACTGGTCCGGTGAGTCAGGCCAGATCCGGTGCCGAGACGGACAGACATGGGAGGTGCTCTGCATTCAGGCTGAGTGCCAGACGCACAGCGACCCGCTAGGCCGCAGGATGGGCCAGATGCTGTGGCCGGAGTGGTTCGATGCTCGCCACTGGGACCAGTTCAGGCTCAATCGTCGCACTTGGTCGAGCCTGTATCAGCAGCGCCCCGCACCAGACGAGGGCGTGCTATTCCGCCGCGACGACATGGCGACCTATGAGAAAGCGCCGGGCGGGCTCATGGTCATTGGGGCCAGCGACTACGCCGTGACGCCGGATGGCGGAGACTGGACCGAGCACGGCGTCGCAGGGATCGCACCGGATGGCGGCGTCTACCTGCTCGATTGGTGGCGCGGACAGACCGGACCCGAGGAGTGGATTGAGAAGAAACTAGACATGATCGCCACACACAACCCGCTGGCTTGGTACGGCGAGACTGGGCCAATCACCAAGGCCGTCGAGGGCACGCTTCGGCGCCGGATGGGCGAGCGTCAGATATTCGCGCGGATGGAGTGGCTCCCGCACATCGGCGACAAGGCGGCCAAAGCGCAGGCAATCATCGCTCGCGCTGGTGCCGGCCGTCTATTCTGGCCGCGTGCAGCTTGGGTGCCCGAGCTGCAGCGGCAGTGTCTTGTGTTTCCGGCTGGGTCGCCCGACGACGGCGTTGATACGCTGGGCATGCTGGGTCGAGGCGCCGACAAGATCGGGGCGGGCATGTCGCGCAAGTCAACTGGCGCGGTCCTGCTGCCAGGCTCAAGCCTTGGCGCCTTCTCTCGCGGTTGACTATCGCCTAGCGCCGCGTGATAGACTGCCTGCATTGCCCACGGCGGGCTAGTAGGTGCTCTCATGCCCATCCTCGCGGCCAATAGCTCTCTGGTGCTGACCCTCACTCCAGGGCAGCGGCTGTCATTTCTGGTGGGCTCCGGCACGCTTCAGGTCGTCCCGCCTGAGCCTGCGAACATCGGGCCGGTGTTCCTGCCGATCCAGGTGGGGCAGAGCGTTGGGCCCTGGGATGTCACGGTCCAGTACCTCATGCGCACGACGCAAGAGACGGACTACAGCATTTTTGACCCGGCGCAGGTGCCTGCGCTGTGGTCGAGTGCAGCCGGGACGGCTCTCGTGCGACCGAATGGCAGCGTTGCCCCGGTGTCTTCGCAGACGGTGACATGGGCAACGCGGCCGACAAGCCCGTCGCTGTTCGATCAGATCTTTGCCACCGACATCGGCCCGAATGGGGCCTACTTCCAGTGGAACGGCACGCGCTGGAAGGTGCTGTATCCGACCGTGATTGCTGAGACAAGCACGCTTGTTGCTGGCGTGGCTCAAACGGCTGATCAGTATTTCACTGCCGCGCGCCTTGGACCGTTCCCGCTTGGCCTTTTCGGTGTTGGCGACGTTCTCCAGTATCACATCGGCCTTGGCAAGGCTGGCACGACCGACACGTTCACGGCTTTGTCCATCCGAGTCGGGCAGAACGGAGCGATTGGTGACTCGGCGGTGCTGCAAGCCACGATTTCTTCGTTCATGACCGCGGCAGCGCGCAGCGGCGGCATTGAGAAGTGGATGCGCATTGAGTCGGCCACGACGATCCGCGGATTGGGCGTCAACAACGCGAACAGTTCGTGGAACAACGTCAACATTTCGGGCACTGCGGCCGATGCGACGCAGACCATTCCGAACATCACGACCGTCCCGCTGTTTGTCGGCCTGAGCACCACGATGAGCGGCGCGACTGACGCCCCGCAGATCGCCTATCAGCGCCTGACGCTGTACCCCTGATGTCCGCAGTTCGACCGCCTGCGCCTGTTGCTCCTGCACTGACGCTGGAGGGGCAGCCCGCCATCCCGCAGACGGCGAAGATTTCCCTGTCTGCTAGGCCGATCCGGTTCCTTCAGCCGCGAACGATCAATGAGATCACCTGGGTCCGCGTGGACAACGGCGGCAGCGGGTACGCGACGGCGCCTACCGTGTCATTCACTGGTGGCGGCGGGTCCGGTGCTACGGCTGTGGCCCGCATCCGTGGCGGCGCGGTGCAGTGCGTCGCAGTGCTGACGCATGGCAACGGGTACACAAGCGCGCCGACTGTCGTTTTCACGGGTGGCGGCGGGTCCAGCGCTTCGGCTACCGCGATTCGCCTCGATCCGCTGGCGTTCGCTCAAGCTGCCAGCGCTACGGATCTTGTCTGGTACTACCCGGGCGGCTCCTACACAATGGGCAATGCGTTTCTTGCGGCTGGCATCAGCGTGCAGGAGAGCATCAACGGTTTGGTCGACCGCATCGCCTCGCCCTCGGCGGCTGCTGTGTCGTGGGACGGCCAACCTGTGCCCGTGGCCTGGCTGATGCCGAGTGAGCGGGCATTCGGGGCCAGCTACCGCAGCGGCTACCTTGCGCTGAAGCGCACCGAAGCGGCAGGGTTGACCACGGCCACGGCTGCGCACTATGACGACCCGGCGCCTGACCTGTCGGCACTGCGGGCGCGAGACACAAGCCGCACGGGTGGCCCGTTCGATGCCGAGACGCTGGCCGGCTTCAATCCTTCGTATGTGTCGGTGATGCAAGGCGCAGGCATCACCCAGGACGTGTGGAACTGGGGCACAAAGGCATACGCCACAGCCACGGGCAACTGGGCCACGAACTACGCGACGGCCTCGAACTGGTCGAACTTCGTCGCCCATCTAAGGCGCGGCATCGTGGCGTTTCACCAGGCATTGCGCGCGTCCTACCCGTCCGTCGTCCGCTACGTGAGCGGGAACACCTACGACCCAATGCCGCGGATCGACTACAGCGGCTACTTGGTGCGCGCGTTCGATCTTGCCATGTTCGAGAACGACGCGGACGAGTGGAGCACGCGCGTCGTCGAGGGCACGCCGTCGGACTACGCGCAGCGCTTCACGCGGCTGTGGGTCAACATCAAAACGGTTACGGGCTGTGGCGTCGATTGCATGCCGCATCTTCAGCCGATGCGCAACGATGAGACCTACACGAGCACGCGCGCGCAGCGGATCGCCGTCCTGCTTCAGCAATACGCGCTGGCCTACGCTCTCGGTGGTCGCCCTCTCTACCCGTGCGACACGTACCTAGAGCCGTGGACTGCTGGGCAGAATGAACGGTGGTTTGCCGAGGCTGGCGACGGGTTCATTCCGCTGAACAACATGGTCAAGGACTACCCGTTCTTGTTTGAAGGGACGGCCGACAGCGGTGCTTTGCTCCTCGCTTGCGATGTCGAGACGAACGACAACCGCGCGGTTAATGCGGGCGGAATCCTCGGCTGGGCGGATATGTGCCTGCGAAACGCCGTGCCGGCGATACTGTACCCGCTGAATGGTGGCTACGCACGGCGCGGTGACCTTGAGGAGCGGGCGCTGCGCATCGTGGACTGCTCGACGCCGAGCCCGGTCACTGCTGCGCTGTCTGGCCTAGCGAACTACCGCACGATTGCAAATCAGCCGGTTACAAGCTGGTCGCAGTGGTCAGCCGCGCGCCTGACAGGCACGTTTACCGATGTCTTCGTGATCCCGCGGACAAAGACTGGATCGACCATTCTGCACGTCGTGAACATGGACGGCGTAAGCCGCGCTGGCTTGAGCCTGATGGTTCAGCCGTGGGCGCTGCCGAGCTTGAGACTCAGCCGCGTCAGGTGGTACGAACCGGGGCAGCCTCCCGTCGATTTGTCTACTGTGGTCGGGCCTACGGGTCTGCGCGTGGCACTGCCCACTGTCTCGCTGTGGGGAATCATTGAGGTGGTGTCATGAGCCGACCGAGCAAAGCAGAGCGTGACGCCGATATCCTGGCCGAGGCCAAAAGCGAGTTCGATGTCGTCGCCCGTGCGCAGCACTCGGTGCGCATGGAGTGCCTGGAAGACCGCCGCTTTGCCTCCGTCGCTGGCGCGCAGTACGAAGGCCAGTGGTACGCAGCATTCGCCAACAAGCCGCGCCCCGAGGTCAACAAGGTGGCCCTGGGTTGCCTGCGGATCGAGAACGAATACCGCAACAACGAAGTCGCAGCCCGGTTTCTGCCGAAGGACGACCGCGACGACACCATCGCAGAGACCTGCGCCGCGCTGTACCGCGCGGATTCGCTGGACAGCCACGCGCAGCTAGCCCGGTTTAACGCCTTCAGCGAGGGCATGCGCGGCGGCATGGGTGCGGTGCGGCTTTGCACGGCCTACGCCGACGAGGACAACCCCGACGACAAGTCCCAGGTTGTGCAGTTCAAGCCCGTATTCGAGGCTGACTCGTGCGTGTACTATGACCTTGAGGCCAAGCGGCAGGACAAGGCAGACGCTAAGCGCTGCTGGCTGCTCACGGGCATGTCTCGGCAGGGCTACATGGACGAGTGGGGCGACGACCCCGCTACGTGGCCGCGCGACGTGCAGATGACCTACTTCGACTGGTGTACGGCCGAGGTTGTCTACGTCGCCGAATACTACAAAGTCGAGGTCGAGCGCTACACGAAGCGGGTTTTTGAGGGCTTCGACGGGGATCGGATCGAGTATGAGGAGGATGTCCTTGAGGACAGCCCCGAGATCCTCGATACGCTGATTGTCACGGGCTTTCGAGAGGTCGAGGAAAAGAAGCTCAAGCGTAAGCGGGTCCACAAGTGGATCTTGAGCGGGGGCAAGGTGCTGAAGGACTGCGGCTACATCGCGGGCACTTGCATTCCCATCGTGCCCTTCTACGGGCAGCGCTACTACATCGACGGCAACGAGCGATTCCACGGCCATGTCCGCATGGCGAAGGATGCCCAGCGGCTGGCGAACATGGTTCGGGCCAAGCTGGCGGAATACGCGGCCCGAACGACGCAAGAGAAGCCCATCTTTACCCCGTCGCAGATCAGCAACCCGCTCATCAAGCAGCTATGGGAGACGGACAACACCCAGGATTTCCCGTACCTGCTCGCCGAAATGGCGAAGGACGATCAGGGCAACGTGGTGAACGGCGGCGGCCCGGTCGGCTACACCAAAGCCCCGAACATCCCTCCGGCTCTGGCTGCTTTGGCGCAACTGATCGAGGGCGATCTACAGGAAGTGCTGGGCAACCAGGCCAACGCCGAGGAGATCGTTTCGAACGTCTCCGGAAAAGCCGTTGAACTCGTCCAGCAGCGGCTGGACATGCAGGCGTTCATCTACATGAGCAACTATGCCGTCACTGAGCGGAGGTGTGCTGAGGTGTGGCTGTCGATGCAGCGCGACATCCGCCCGGGTGGCTATGAGCGGCTGAAAGGCATGGGCAAACAGGGCGAGATGGAATACGTCGAACTTGGCACGCCAGCGGTGGACGATGAAGGCCAGGAATTCCAGCGCAACGACCTTGCCAACGCCTACGCCGAAGTCGTGGTGGATGTTGGCCCGTCGTCGGCAAGCCGTCGCACTGCCATCGTGCGCGACCTGACGAGCATGCTCGCGGTCACCAAAGATCCGCAGACTGCCGCGGCGCTTGAGAACATCATCCTCTACAACATGGACGGCGAGGGTATGGCCGAATACCGGCCGTACTTCCGTAAGAAGCTGCTTCGTGCTGGCATGGCGAAGCCGACGCCCGAGGAGGCCGAAGAACTGGCCGCCGAGCAGCAAAACCAAGGCCCGGACGCGAATCAGGAGTTCCTGATGGCCGAAGCCGCGAAGGCTCGCGCCAATGCTGGCCTCGCAGTGGCGAAGACGGGCCAGGCTCAAGCAGAGACTGCCAAGACCATCGC